GAAAGGGCGCGCCAAGAAAGATAGTACATATGCCATGATCTCTTTGAATAAATGGCCATTTGTTTCAAAATATCAATGGTACTTGGGCAAAACTGGTTATCTTGTTTGCTATCAACTTGGTAAAATGCAATTGCACAGATTCATTTATAGTTATATTTTGGGACAATATCCGCCATCCAATTTATATGTGGACCACATCGACCGAAATAAATTGAATAATACAGATAATAATCTTAGGTTAGCAACGCCAAAAGAAAATTCTTATAATAAATCTACCAAAACTAATCGAAAAGGTGTCAAAAAAATATCCGAAAATAATTATAGTTCCTGTATTGTCAAAGATGGTGTTCGACATGAAATTAATCACATTCCTACCGAAGAGCAAGCAGCTGAGATTTACAATTTAATGGCTGATGAATTGTTTGGCCAATTCGCGGCTCCCAATGTTCTCAACTAGTTGATAGATCACAAATTATAACATGGCGTAATTATATTTTTAAATTATGCTGATTTGATTAGATCAGTATAATTTAATTTCTTGCACAGATGTGATTCCGCGCGAATCCAAATTCGGATGTATAACATAATACGTGCCACAAATTTGCCTTCTGTGTGACAGTTGAAATTGATTGGTTCTTTTCAACAAAATGGAAAAATGACCAGCCCTTTTTGTTTGATATGCGCAGTAAAAATTCATAACGACGGGACAACATATATGATCATTAATGTCTGCAAAATTGTCACAGGATACAATGGCCATCCTTGTGTTTGTAGTTTGAAATTCTTTGCACAGAATGAATAAAGCCCGATCATCGGCTGCTTTATCTGTATCATTCTTACCATTAACAATGACCAAACAAATTTTCTCCGCAAGCTCCGGAAACTCACCACAAATACATTTCAAAATTTCTTTGGCAAGTTCTTTGTAAGATATTTGCTTGTTAATGCTAAAATATTTGGTCACCATATATATTTTATCAGGATCACCCAATGTTTTCAAATAGTTCACTACTTGAAGAGTAATATCTTTTAATTCGGCAACGGAATTTATCCGTCTACTTTCTTTGGGCAATGTTTTCAGAAGTAAATTCATAAAATCCACGAGAATTATTGTTGGCTTTAAATCTGATGGGGTAACAACATCATTTATGTCAAATTCTGACTTTGCCTTTGAATCTGTGGTATCTTCCGAATGACTTGCGGAACTTGTTCCAGTTATGTCACTCATAGCACTCATGTCACTTGTGTCACTGGTAATACTGGTAATACTGGTGGTACTGGTATCAAATGTATCAGCCGTGCCAGTGGCACCACTGACATCATATCCATAAAATGATTCAAAACTGGCACTCATGATATGAGAAAGAGATATATTTTATTTCTCAAGGTTGAAAATTGAAGTCTATGATTTTATTAATGATAGACTTCAAAGACTAATGAACATTCCTTGAACTCTAAATTTCAATTTTTTATTCTTGATATTTGATCGAAGGAACTCCCAAGACTTTGGCCAAAGATTTCACCATGATATCTTGTGGATTGTAGGGAATCAAACCGCCTAATTCTATGTTCCTTATCATATTGGCGGTAACATTAATTTTCATGGCCAATTCCGCCTGTGTCAAACCGGCTTTGTTACGAAGTTCGGCGATTTCCATACCCATTTTGTCCGTGAATAATCTGGGTCGGAAATCTTCATCGGTTATTTTCACCCCTTTGTCCTTGGATTGTGCGATTGTTACGTTCTTATTGAAGACGACATTTTTCACAGTTTTGTTAGTTTGGTTTGGTATGAAATTATTTTGTTTTATGGGAATATATTTCTTGATAATAATCACATTGCCCTCGTCATCTTGAGTTTCTTGTAAAACTTCCTTGAATGTTCTCCTAAAGTTTTGCATACCCTGCCAACTGCGAACTGTTCGAAGCCATTCTTTATATTTTTGAATGGCAAAAGCTCGTGGTACTTCCCAACCGGCTTCGCGTATACTAGAATCATAAAGTCTGGCATCCCGAAAATCTTCCATTTTAACATCATAAGGATCCATTTTATAGGGATCTCGAAGTTCGTGATGATTTTGATTCTGATATTGGTTTTGATTTTGGTTAGAATATTCGTTGGAGTTATCAGGATATTTGTTTGAGTAATACATTTTAATGGTTCGCACTTATTTGGTAAAGAATAGTATGTTAATTATTTATGATTAGGTAAAAATATTTTCAATTTTTTTCGAGACGCAAATTCTAATGAATTACAATTAATTCTAATATATTCTAACCGGAGTTAATTTCCATTCGTTGCAATTTATTGACGGGATTTCTTCGGTTTCTACTATTGACTTGTAAATTCTTAATGGCAACCATTTTGGAAAATTTGGACATTTTGTCATTGCTCAATATTTCTTGAATGACACTTTCCTTCTTGCCTTCATCTCGTTTTTTGTTATCCAAATTTTCTTTACGTCTTTGTTCCGCCTTTAATCTTTTGAGTTCCATGATGCTCGCTTTGGTCAAGTCAATGCCAGGATCAGTTGTAATATCCTGCATGGCTTTCACTTTGCGTAATTCCGCAAAATTTTTCACATTTTTGATGGTTTGGTTACGAATAGCATTTTCGATTCTTTCAGCATATTTTTTGGGTATTTTCTTATTTGAACCAGAACCTTTGGCGAATTTATTTTTGTTCGCATTATTGGCATTTAATTTAGCTTGCATAGTATTAAATATGTTCATTTTTTTGGCCAATCCACTGGGTAATTTTTTCTCCATTGCAGTTTCTGCATTAGCGTCGGTCAGAGTATTATTGTTTGTATTTGCAACCGAACTATTGACATATGTTAAAGTTTCTGTTAAATTATCGGGGTCTTTGGTTGTTGATTTTGACTGGTTGGTCACTCGAGACGAAATGTGTTCGGTCGCTTCCGGCGTAGTACCACTGGTTTTCCTGGAATTCATCAATATTGTTGGATCATTATCATTGGATTTCGAATTGGATTTCGAATTGGATTTTACTCCGGATTTCAAATTGGATTTTGAACCAATTGTATTGGTGCTCGCGACACCCAAATCCATATCCGTGCTTGTGACACCCAAATCCATATCCGTGCTTGTGACAGTTGAATCGACTGCGGTTTCTTTAACAGGAATGTATTTAACTTTGCCTGCCACGATTACACGTCTTTTTGCCATGGCACTAGAATCATTGTAACTGGTAACTTGATTGTTCGTACTCTTTTTGTTGGTTTTGGATTTTTTATCATTCTTACTGTTTTTGGCATTTTTACCGTTTCTGGAGTTCTTGGAATTTTTATCTTTTTTGGTTTGCATACGTTTTTGCCGTTCAAGTGCTTCCAAAAATTTTTGTTGGTTGGCTAAAATACTTTTAGGTATTCTTCTGGGACGCACGGATTCTTCATTTGTTGATGCTACAGATACTGTACTTGAACCTGTTGAAATTGGTGCATTGATATTGTCATTATGATTTTCATCATGATTTTCATCATAGTTATTCTCGTCGTGATCACCGTCGCTGTTGTCCTCGTTGTTGTTCACATCATAATTACCATCATTATTGCCCTCATAATTGTCATCATAGTTGTTCTCATCATAATTATTGTCATCATTGTCCTCATAATTGTCATCATAGCTACCATCATAGTTGTTCTCATCATAGTTACTCTCGTAGTTGTTCTCATCATAGTTTACCTCGTAGTTGTTCTCATCGTAACTACCATCATAGTTGTTCTCATCATAGTTGCTTTCGTAGTTATTTTCATCGTAATTGTTTTGATAGTTGTTTGCATCATAGTTGTTTCCATCATAGTCAGTATAGTTATCTTCATTGTGATTATTTTCCTCATAATTATCGTCAACATCATTAACTTGAGTATTATCTTCATATTCCAAATGGGTACCCGGATAATGACCATGTTTTTGTTCTACCGATGGATCTTCAATATCAACCAAATCTTCGTCTAGTATCATATTGGATTCCAACGTGTTCGTAGGTCTGATGGATGATCCTTTCAACAAAATAATATTGGTATCTGGATTCATGATATATTGTCTGTCTATAAATTTTATTACCGAAATAAAACTTATATACTTTGCTTTGAATATATTATAATTTCATGATACTGTACTTTTTTGAGTGAAAAATGATTGAAATTATTGATATGTTCAAACTTATTTACTTTTTGGTATATTTGCACAAGATTAAAATAATAACAAGAATCAATAACAAAATAATGCTAGTATACATAACAACATGTTTTTGTGCGGCATTAACAACGGTCGGTGCGACAAGACTTCCCAAATCTGACTCCCCTTGATGATAAATTCTTGACAAATCATTTTTGCTACCATGATATAATTGTTGGGCTGAATCTTTGATATCATGTCCCACGCGTTTAATATCAGTGCCAATATCATGTGTGACATCGGAAGCAATCGGACTAATTCCCCTCCTGACACTGCCAGTGAGATCTGACAATTTGTTATTAATTCTGTGTCCAATATCGGATAGTTCATCCGTAATATTATCATAAACTTTTTTGCCCAGTTGTGAAAAATCCGTGACAATATTTTGGTAAACACTGTTCGTAGTCGTATCTACTTTTTTGCCAAGATGAACCAAATCACCACTTAAATCATCGTAAACTTTTTGGCCAAGTTGCGAAACATCGGTCGTAATATTATCATAAACATTTTTGGCAGTATCTCCTATTTCCGTAAAATATGCGCTGTCTGTTTGTGTTGTTTGTGTTGATGGTTGGTAAGCGCTATACTTGGAAGTATTTTCCGCGTCGTATCCTTGAATTTTGTTGAAATAATCCATTATATTTTGTTTAGAATTTATATTTTATGAGTTAGGTGGGGGAAACATTATTGATGTTTCGGCATTTTGACATTTTGACGTTCCGACATTCTAACATACTAACATTCTAACGTAATTAACATGATTAGTTCAAATATTTATTTCGAATTCATGGTCACACGCAATTTGTATAATTTTT